CCCCCCATGGGAAAAATCCTCGGTATCCTCGACTTGTCAAGCTCCTCAAAAATCGGTGATTAGGCTGTGGATAACTTGGGGAAAAATCCCCAAGGTTATCCCCAAGCGCATCACTTTGTCGGGGATACGGATCTTCGAGGTATCTTCGAGGTATCTCCGACTCCTCGACTTGCCTTGGAGCACTGATTTCAGCCCTCATGGCGGCCACCTTGGGACAAAATGTTCCACGAATTATTGATTGGATTGGGTGCAAATCTTCTGAAGATGGAGATCCCAATGGCCCGTTTTACATCCCCTTTTGATGAGCCTGGGACTGCCGCATAGATGTCTGCCCAGTCCAACTTGTAGGCATCTGGATGGCTGCGGCAGTCCTTTGGAGCGTTTGAGCCACGGCGAATCACCACCCCTTCTGGGTGCTCATTGATGATGGATTGAACGAAAGCTGCAGCCGTGTCGCACTTGTCCATGATGCGTAGGGACTTGCTGTCCTCGATCCTGGCTGCGGCCTCTTGCTTTCTGGATGCTTCGGATGTCGGGTATGGGATGACTGTGATGCACTGGACATCCTGAGGGTTGCCGTGCTTGGTGACCACCACCTCATTGTGGATGTGGGTCTGAAAGCTGATCTCGCGGTGGATCGGCTCGTATCGGGTCTTGATGAGCCGCATGAAGCGGTTCTTGTCATCGTCCATGAACAGGATGGCGGTCAGGGTTGCATCACCAGTGAAGGCAGATGCTCCACGGGCTAGAGCGCTGTCATCGTTGGTCTGTGCGGTCTTGGCGGTGTGGGTGATGATCTTTATCGGGGTGGAGAGTTGAGTGTAAATAGTCTGCTTGATGGCGGCCATGTAACTGCCGACCTCAGAGTTATCATTCTCATTATCTATTTCTAAGGTTGCATTGGAAGTATCTATTATGAGGAATGGTCGTTCAGTAGTTGTATGGCGTATGACATTCTCTGCCAATAATAATATCTCTGGCACTTTAGATCGTTTTGATTCAATGACGATAAACCACTGTGATACTTCATTCGGGTCGAGATTCCAGTATTTCACATAAGCATAAAGAGATTGCCTGACTTGATTGGCATCCTCGGTGACATAAAGAATCTTTCTACGGGATTCGGTTTTGAGTGGGGAATCGGACAGAGTAAATCCAGCGGCAATCAGGCAGACTGAAACCATTGCTGTGGTCTTACCGACACCAGGCTGGCCGGCAGTGACTGAGAAACTATGGGCGAGAAACCCGTCTATTAAATATTCAACGGGGTAGAGCTTGGTCAGGTCGAGGTTGAGTTCTTTCCAGTACGGGGCTGGCTGGTCTGTGGGTGTTGGCTGGTCACCGGCGACTTGAGCCTGCTGCGCTTGGATAAAGTTGGAGAAATCCTCGACTGCCGACTTTCGCTCTTCGGCGCGGCTCGGTGTCGAGTAGCCGCCTTGCTTTGCATGGTGGAACAGCGTGCCGATGGAGACGCCCTTGCCTTGGTGGAACGACTTCCAGTGCGTGTCGATGTCCTGCTCTGACTTGTACTTCGCGCCTTGGCTTGACCAATTGGCCCAGAGTTGGTGGCCTTGAGCGCCAAAGGCCGTGTGCAGCGCTTGGCCGATCTCAATCCATGTCGTGTAATCTGAATCTGGGTTGATGAACTGGAGGGCTGCTGCCGCCTTGCTGTAGTCATCGGTGGAGCTTGACAGGGTTGGCTGGTAGACCGGCGTCTCAGGCTTTGGCCGTGGCACTTCAGCTGGCTGGTTGGAGTTGTCCTGCTCAATGACGCCCCACATAGTCAGCAAAGACAGCAGGTTGTCATGCACCTCGTTGGATAGCTTGCCGACCAGCTTTGAGCCGGACAGAAGGACGGACTTGCCTGGTGAGGTTGGCAGCCCGAACACCTCAATCTCTTGGCCGCCGCCCAGCTTGTACTTGGGCTTGATCTTGTCCAAGTCTTCATCAGCCACGAACAGGAAGACATGCCGACCCCGTCCGGAGACGCTTACTTCCGTCAGTTGATCCTGCTGCTTGACCCACTCGGCCATGCGTTTGATGGCAATATTGGTTGCACCTGTAGAGTGCTTCATGTCCACATCAAGGCAGACAAGGTACGCGCCGCTGGACATGGATGGGGTCTGCATCACGATGCCCAGATAGCTGCCGGCTGGCGCGGCATCCATCGCTTGCACCTCGGATGCGCTGTAAAGCTGGTCGGGTGTAGTGTCACGCGCTACACCTTGGCCACTTTTTTTGTAGGGGATCTTTTTGCCATCGGCTGTGGTGGCAAAGGTGCAGAACACTGCACTCGGGTGCTGCTCAATCAGCTTGACAGCAATGGCCTTTGAGTTGATGAACTCAATAGCCGTTGCTTTTGGTAAAATACTCATGTTGTTGATCTCGCGGTTGACGACAAGTTGTTCTCCTTCTAGCTGGAGGCTAGTTACCCCTGATGGTTCACGCCGTCAGGGGTTTTTCTTTGGGAGGTTGATTCTAGTGCTTGGGCTGGTGGTCACTCAAGACTCGCCATGCGGTTGCGGCACACAATGGGACTTGTCCATTGCCAATGGCTTTAAGTCTGTCCACCCTAGCGGCCACCCCATTAACCACTCGACCCACGTTGGGTTCAATTGCCCAGAAGTCGGGTCTACCGATTGACTCAGCATAATTTGCTTGCCTATCGCTACCCTGCGCTGGATGGACGGGTTGCTCATGTTCCCCCTGTCCCGATTGTCCGAGGCTTGAGGGGTTGGCCAATATTTCTCTCTTTTCTTCTTGCTCGTTCCCTGCGTCAAAAGCAGATATTCCTCGTAAGTCTCCACATTTCTTGCCACCATTGAAACTTGCCCGTCTCCTCTCCATGCTCCCCCTTTGGATGCTATTGGAGTCGGCCATTTCATCTGAATTTCGGGATTTGCCAAACTGAAATTCAATCCCCCTTTGGCTTTCCAAGACGCGCTGGTAGGCTTGCTTATGTGGTCTGTTGCTTGTGGCGTTGGTAATTTCTCCATGCGTTTCTTTAAGGCTTTTCTGCTGTTGCTCCCACCATCTAATCCTGTAGTGTTGGGCGTGTGAAAGCTGTCCACGCCATTTGGCAACAATCCAAATTCTGTCCCTTTGATGGTTTGCTCCAACGTCCGCTGCTCCCAGCACTCCCCATCGCGCATCAAACCCCATTGAGGCCAAGTCTCCGAGAACTCGTCCAAGTCCCCTAGAAGTGAGCATTGGTGAGTTTTCCACGAATGCGTAGCGGGGCTGTACTTCGTGAATGATGCGCGCCATTTCTCCCCACATTCCTGATCGCTCTCCGTCAATGCCTGCGCCTTTTCCAGCGGCACTAATGTCTTGGCATGGAAACCCGCCAGATACGACATCAACAATGCCTCTCCACGGCTTTCCGTCAAAGGTTTGTACATCATCCCAAATCGGGAAAGGCGGGAGAAGGCCGTCATTTTGTCGGGCGCACAGTACGCTTGCTGGGTATTGCTCCCACTCAACGGCGCAGACTGTTCGCCATCCGAGGAGGTGTCCCCCGAGTATTCCTCCACCAGCGCCTGCGAAAAGAGCCAGCTCATTCATGATTCTCCTTTTGTGGTTTTTCTTTGACCAAGCTGGCAGCAGCATGCTTCTCGCCGATCAGGTCATCGCTGATCTGGATGTCCAGCTTGGCAATGGCCGATGGACTCTTGAGATCAAATGCCTGCGGGTAGGACTTCAGAGCCTCGTAGGCCAAGGCATCAGACTTCCAAAACTTTGTCTTGCGACCTGGTCGCAGTGTCCAGCCAATGATCTGCCAGCCTTGGGTGATCTGACGCTTGGCAGACTCCAGCACTGCCTCAGACCACATCCCAGCAAGCTGGGCCAGTTCAATGTCTTCTGGGGTGACATGCGGCACTGCAATGGTGTCATCCTTGTCGGCCTGCTTGACGATGTCTGCAAACTCTTTGCGTGCGTTGTCCTGCACCTTCTGCCGCATGGATGGGCAGATGGGCTTGGCCTTGCAGTAGCGGCAGGCATTGGTGCTTGGGTTGGTCGGTGCGTCATCGGTCAGCGCGAGGTTGGCAGCGGCCAGCAGGTCGTGGCCGTGCGAGATCAGGTCAGCGCCCGAGACTGTCCACTTGCTGTGGCCGGCGCGGGGCTGGAAGATGTGCATGGTGCACTGGATGGATGCAGGCGCATTCAACATGCGCATAACGCCCAGAGCGTAGGTCAGCATCTGCTTGTTGTCCTCAGCCTCGACCAGCACTCGGCCCGTCTTGAGATCTACCACATGAAGGTGGTCGCCATCGACCAGCACGGCATCAGCAGTGCCGCCCAGCGACTGGTGCAGGGTCTTGAGACCGGCGTCCACATTCACCTCAATCATGCGCTTGCGGGGATTCTCGACCAGCGTATTGATGAAGGTGGCGTATTCGTTGGCCATATCAAAGTGATCGTCTGGGTGGTCTTTGGGGTTGACTGCCTCGCCGCGCAGAATGCGCTCGGATAGCTCATGGATAGCCGTGCCGATGGCGGCAGCCTCACCGGCTGGCTCATACGGCATCTTGCTTTCCAGCCGGTAAGAGCCTGGGCAGGACATGACCCTGTCCATGCGGGATGCTGATAGTCGGGCGTGTTTTCTGGTTTCATGTTGCATAGCTTTCTCCTTTAAATAATCTGATTCACGATGTTCTGCTTTTTCAAAACCTTAGCCAGCACATTGTGGTCGAGTGATGCCCTGATCGTCAGCAGGTAGATGACCGGCTTGACGCCTGACTTGTTGATGTTCTCCACCCTGCTGGATGCCTGCTCCAGTGCAGAGGTTGACCAGGTGCATTCAACAAAGACAATCGTGTCGGCCGCACTCAGGTCAACCCCTTCTGACATGGCCGCAATGTTGCCCACGATCACCTTGGTCTGGCCAGACTGAAATGCCGCAATGTTCTCTGTGCGCTTGGCGGCCGGAGTGTCGCCCACCACCACCACCGGCTTGTGGTCTTTGAGTTCCTCGACCAGCCCATGCACCACATCCTTGTGGTGCGCGAACACCACCACCGGCTCACCGGATTGCAGCAAGTCGCTGATGAATTCGGATGCCGCCTTGATCTTGCGCATGCCTGCCTCACGCATGATCTCGGCCAAGCCCTCAAAAGCGAGCAATGCGTTTGGATTGGCCACCAAGGCATCGGCATCAAAGGATTGCTCACGCTTGTCTACGGGCAGGTCAAAGGTCACCAAGCTCACCTGTGGCTGCTTGTAGTCCATGAAGATGTCTTCCTTCTTCCGGCGCAACATGTGGGGCTTGACTAGAGCCTTAAGTTCAGGGATGTTGGATGCACCAGAGACATCAAGACCGCCCCAAGGTGGATTCCATGCTTTGCAGTACCGATAGACAAAATCAAACCAGCCACCCCTGTAGATGCCTAAGCCATGCAAGATGGGCCACAACTCTGCCGGTCGGTTTTTCATTGGCGTGCCTGAAAGCGCGTAAATTCTTGGCACTTTCTTCATCATCAGCATGGCCGCTTTGGTGCGTATCGCCTTCGGATTTCCAAGCCGGTGGAACTCGTCAAACACCACAGTTTTAATTCCTGTAAATGCCGTAACACTGCTCAGGATGTCGTAGTTCACGATGGTGACACCGGCGCAAATAATCTCTGCTGCCTGCTTTTTCCCATTGACAACCCGCACTGGTACGGACGGGTCAAGCCGGTTGAATGCGGCCTCCCAGACTGTTTTAACCACCGCTGGGCAAACGATGATGGCCGGCAGGTGTTGCAGTGCGGCAGCGGCGGTAGGTAAACTTTTTCCCACCCTAGCCTGATCGCAGAGCAAACATCTTTTTTGAGCCAGCAAAAAGTCACGGGCTTCAATTTGATGGGGGTAGAGGATTGTCACAAAGCCACCAGTGGGCTGATGTCAGTCCATGTCCTATTGCGTCCGATGTCAGAAACAATACCTTTTGAAATGCCGAAATCTCTAGCAATTTCGCTTTGTGTTGAGCCAAAAACCAACATACTTTTTATCGCTCCGGCGTCTTGAGCATCAATCTTTATGATTCTGGAATTTCTGACATTTGTCTTTGCATCAACCCATCGAGTGTTGCCTGGCTCATAGTTTCCATTGTTGTTAATCCGGTCAAGCTGTAAGTCGGATTTGTAGTCACCTCCCACATCTTTCAAAAACGCCTCAAAGCTCATGTTCCATGTGTCGCACACGAAAATTCCGCGCCCCCCGTAATTGTGAAATCGAGCATGAGATTGGCGGTTGCATCTTGCACGCATTTCTTTCCAAACTTTGTAAATCGGCATTTTTGTCAAGCCATGCGTAGTGGTGGCGGCTTTCATTTTTTCAATAGCAATGCAGCCGCATGAGGTGCTATGACCAGACCGCAAGTGATTGCCACTTGTTTCAGTATTGCCGCCGCAATCGCATTGGCATTGCCAGTAAGCTGATGTTTTCCTGTTCTTTGCCCGATGAAGGACAACAAGTCGGCCAAAGCGCCTTCCAGTTTCATCAATAAATTTGCCCATAGTCTTTTCTCCAAAAAAAAGACATCACCTGCACTCTCCCATTGCTGGGTTGGTCGAACGGATGGGTATCCGCCAGAGTGCATGTGATGTCCTACCCAAAAAAGCCGCGACCAAGCGACAAGCACATCATAGCCTTGAGTCTTGCACTAAAAAGTTTTTAAAGCAACATTTATTTGTGCTAAAGTGCAATTGTCTGGCCGCTTTGGTCAGGCTGAAAACCTGAAAACGATCAACCAAAAGGAAACGATCAAATGTCCACAAGAGTCACAACCGGCGAGGTGCGCACCTCCTACTTCTCAGGCTTGCAGAGCCGCAAAAACGAAATGAACGGCAAGGATGAGTACAGCACTCAGATCCTCATTCCTAAGACCGATAAAGAAACGCTGGCCGCTTTGAAGGCAGCAGCCAAAGAGGCACTGGTCGCCAAGTTCGGCGACAAAGTGCCGAAAAACATCCGCAATCCACTTCGTGATGGCGACACTGAAACTAAGACGGACGGGTCGCCATTGGGCAAAGAGTACGCTGGCCACTTCTTTTGCAATGTCAAAAGCACCGCCAAGCCTGGTGCTATTGACGCCCACGGCAATGACCTGATTGGCGCTGACGATATTGTCAGTGGCGACTATGTGAGGGTGAGCCTGAATGCGTATGCGTACAGCCAAGCCGGAAATTCTGGCGTGTCGTTTGGCCTGAACAACATCTTGTTGCTCAAGAAGGGCCAGCCTCTGGGTGGCTCTAAGCCGTCTGCTGCGGATGATTTTGGTATCGGCAAGTCGGCTGCACCAGCCGCCGCTGCCGCCGAGTCTTCAGACTGGTGATTTCTGCTCAATCAACTTGAGCAAAGCCTGCTCAAGTTGGTTGACTGAATCCCAAAGGGGCTTCACAGACCCAGACATCCAGCGGCTCACCTGCGGCTGCTGGATGCCAGCCTCACGGCATACGGCATTCATCCTGATGCCATGCTCTCTGGCCTTATCCCGAATATCTTGTACTGATTGCATAAGTGTATTTTAGCAACAACAGATCAATTTATTGACTACTATGCGAATTAGTTTATTTGATGTAAACTTCGTCACACTATTAACTCAAGGAGGCAACATGAATAAATTGAGCAATCGTGCCGATGCGGCACTGGACTATCTGCTGTGCTTGGTGATCGGCTGCGGCTTGGCTGCGGCACTGGTGGCATGGTGGTCAGCATGAGGAAAACAACACCGCCGCCAGCCCTGAACAAAATGCTCGGGGTGTATGTCCCCCTTGAACTCAAACCCTTCACCGGCAGACCTGGTGCAATGGACGCATTCAAGCTGCCGTCCTTGATCTCCAATTTGCGTACATACAGAAAAGATGCAGACAAGCTATGAGTGAGCCAGTTCTTGAGCCAGCCCTTGAGGCCGCCATTGAGTTTATGGACGATCTGCTGTCGCCGGAGGTGTATGGCCATGCGATACCGGAAGACGCCCACACAAGGGCCTTCGTGGTGCGTGCCATGCTGCGCCGTGAGTACACCCGCAGGTTGCAAGATGCGCGGACTAAAGCCGGTCTATAGAGCCGGCATCGTGCGGCTCTTGAGCATTGGCCCGTTGAGTGTGGCCGAGATAGCTGCGCGCCTGCCCTGCGCCTTGGCCACCGCATACGACAATGTTCGCGCACTGCGCAAGGCCAAGGTGGTGCGGGTTCATGGGTATGAAAAGTCAGGCAACATGACCACGGCCCTGCTGACGATGGGCAGTGAGCCAGATGCACCAAGGCCGCTGTCGTTCACAGCCGCCGAGCGCATGCGCAAAAAGCGCCACAAGATGAGCGCTGACGATAAGGATTTTTTAAATGCACGCCGCCGTCAGAGGAATCGAAAGATCAAGATCGACCCGCTGACAGCGGCATTTTTTGGGGGGATGCGTTAGGGGGCGACAGTGTCAGACAACATGCCGCCGATTTGACCCGATGTGCGTCCAGCAATACCCGCAGCCGTTGCACGCTGTGCATTGAGCCTGCGAATGACTTCAGACAGTTGCTCCAATTGCCTTGGATCACGCGACAGCAAGATGCGGCCAATTTCGTTCCTGACCGCCTCTGGTGTTTGCGTCTGGCGTGCCAAGTTTGCAGCAGTTGCCAAGATGCCTGGTATGTTTCCAGATGCAGCAGCACCAGCGGCTTGAGCCAGTGGGGCAACATCAAGATCGGCAGCGCCAGCCAAACGGGCAGCAGTTTGTGAGCCACGGCCAGCAGACTCAAAGCCCTTTAGCCGCGCCTCTTTGGCGACAGCAGCCGCAAAGGTGCGATAGTCATCACCAAATGCGGCCTTCAGACGCTCCTGAGTTGCCGGCTCTTTCCACATTTTCAACAGTGAAGTTTGCCCAGCTTCTGTGCCTGTGCTTTGGCGCAATGCTTGCAAAGCACCGATGCGAAATGCATCAATTTCTGATGGAGACAAAGCCTTGGTGGCTTGTTGCACATCAAGAATGTCGCCCCTCATAACTTTGCGGCCAACTTCTGCTGCATCGATCATTTGTGATGGGCCAGCCCAAGTCTTAAGAGCCAAGGTGTATGCCGATTGGCCACCAATCTTTGGGGACTGTTTTTCAAGTTCGCCAATTAGTTTTAAGCGCACATCATCGTATGCTCTGGCTTGTTCATTGCCGCCACTGCGCCGCAGTGTTTGTGCTGCGTCATAAAGAGATTGCTTCAAAGAATCCAGCACATTCATTGGCACGGTCTGACCAGGTTGCAGTTGAGACAGATCAATTGTTTGGCCTGTCTTCGTTCTGAAAAGCACTTCGGCTTCTCGTTGCACAGCCTGTGATTTGTTCAAGACATCAGCCACAGCATCATTGACCTTTGTGGTGGCTTTATCAACAACTGCATAGTATGGGCGTGACTCATTAAAACGCTGAGTTGTGAAGTCATCCAGTTTTGACAAGAACTGAGCGCCTTGAGTGCCAAGACTTTCATCAGCAGCACTTACCAATCGACCAGCACGGCCAGCTTGGCGTTCACGAATGGCACGCTCAACAGCCTGAGTGGTCGTGCCTGGCAGTGTTGCCTGTACATCCAGCAAGTTTCGCGTGGACTTCCCACCGACATCAGCAAGTCGAGCCTCTGGGCCAAGTTTTGTCAGTCTTGCTTGCGCCATACTTAAAGCACTTGGAGCTAATGTTTCTGGCACATCACGAATCAGCGCCTCGCCCACTTTCTGCTGTGCGTAGGTTGATGCGGCAGTCGGGGATACTCGACCCAATACCTGACGCCCACCAGCACCAAGAACGGCCATTGCAGGCTGGGAAACAACACCCAATCCACCACCGATTAATCCACTTGTGGCGGCATCTTTAAAGATGTCGGACATGTTCTGACCGGTTGATTCTCCAACACCACCCAGCAAGCCATAACCCAAGCCGGATACGCCGGCTTGAACTGTGCGCTGGCCCAGACCCAATGTTTGACCGGCAGCAGGTGCGCCGGCCACATACTGGCCGGCTCTTGTAAGTGCTGATGCAGCGCTTGGGGCGACAGCCCGAATAGCTGGCATCGCTCTTGTTCCAACTTCTTGCGCAATCTTGCCAGGCACGCCGGCAACAATCATCGGCAAACTAGCCGCCATTTGTCCTGCGGCAGCAGCAATTGGAGCTTCTTTTTGATAAGACTCGGCAGCGCCGCGAAAGATGTCTCGGCCCATTGTGTAGGCATCAGACAGCGGAACACCCTTTTGGTATGCCAACATTGGAGCGCCAATAGCGCCAGCCAACTCATCGGCAAAGCCAAAGGTCGGGCCAGAAAGTGCGCTGACAACTCCACGCTCCAACTTGCTCAGTCTTTTGCCGGCTTGGTACGCTTTGGACTCACCAAGAAAACTCAGGATTTCACTTGGCTTGTACTGATTCTCAACTGCCGTAGCAATCTTTGGGCCGACATCTGGCATCTGGGAAAGGAACTGGAGAATTTCCTCATCCTTGTAGCCAGCCGTCTTGGCTTGGTTGATTTTTTCTTTTAGTCCATCCATTGCATTCCCCTTATCGACCAAAAATGTTGCCAAGAGATGGCCGGCTTGGTGCTGCGCCACCGCCAGCAGCGGGAGGTCTTTGGCCGCCCATAATTGATGGAACAGTGGCCGGTGCGCCGAGTGCAGTGTTAAGGTTTTTGAATCCGTAAGCACTGCCAAACTGCGCGTACTCTTCACGCTTCTTGTTATAAGCCTGACCAGCGGCAGCATAGAGTTCGTTGGACAACCGCTGGAAATCATCACGCTGAGTAGGCGTTAGCTTTTCGCCGGTCATCAAGTTGTTAAAGTAATTCTGCAAACGATCCATGCGGCCACCAGCAGCCATTGCAATGCCAAGTTCGGACTCACGGACAACAGAGTTAGGATCTAGCAGCTTCATAACCTTGGTCGCACCGGCCACATCACCAATTGGTGTGCCTTGGCTCAATGAGGACACAACTTGGCTATATGCCGTCTTCATTTCGTTGAAGTCTTTGTAGATCGGCTCTTGCTTGAATGCTCCGCTCAGCTTCATTTCATTGGTAAAGCCCTTTTGCCCACCAGTCATGTCAATAACTGGTTTGACATCAACCCTAGTGGCAATCTGCTGACGATATTCGCCAACCTTACTCCTGCTGGGCCAGTGCCAGCCAATGGTTGACCAGTAAGATATTCCACAGCACGAATGTCAGGAGAAAGCGCCTCATAAGGCATCATGTTTGGAGCAATTCTGTTTTGACCCAGCTTGTTGGTTTGCACCATAACAGTTCGGCCATCAACAACCACTGGCCTTGCCTCACCAAACTCTGATGCCGCTGACGACATCCTGAGCAACTCCGGCACGCCCTTGTCACGGCCAAGGCTGCCGATTAATTTAAGCTGCTCTTGGCTTAAGCCAGAAAAAATACTAGGCGCAGCAGCAGCAGCAGGAGCAGCCGCCGGCATTGGCATTGCCACCGGCATCGTCTCCGACACAAATCTTTCAACAGGCGGCACTGCCACACCCATCAATGGCTCTGGCGGCATTGTTGGTGGCATCGTGGCGGCATTGTTGGTGGCATTGCTGGCGCAGCCGGAGCACCTCCTTGCCCTTGAATAAACTTTAAAAAATTAGCATCAGCCATTGCAGCGCGTTGAGCCT